CTGCGCAATGACGTGGTCGGCCTGTATGTCAGCCAGGCGTCGAAACATTGCGCGAATGTCGGCGCGTTCCTCGTCGGTAAAACGGCTCATTTTTTCACCTTAGCAATCGTCTTGAAATGGTTGATCATTTCCTGGGCGTCGTTAAATGACAGCTGGCTGGTGTCGGTGTCGGCTAAATCTATGTTGCGTTCGGCCGCCATTGTTTCCAGCAATGTGATTTGTCCCTGGGTGGCTTTGCCGGCTGATCCGGTTTTGTTGGCGCGGCGCTCATCGAGCTGTTCCACCCGGGTGGCTGTTTCCTGCCGGTTCCGCACCTCGTTGGCTGATGCCAGGCTGGTGCTGATGCCAAAACCCATGTAGCCGAGTGCGCGGCCCAATGCGCTCGTTGCGCCGTTGGCTTGCTCGGACAGTTTCGTGTACGGGGTGCGACCAGGGAACGGCTCGTACATGTAGGCGGTGACGGGCACCGGATCGTCCGGGTCACGCGCCACAGTCACAGCACACTCGATGAACATTTGTTCACCAACCTGCACCGGGATCGGCCGGTGTTCGGTGATGCGCAGATCAGGGTATTTCGCCAATGCTTGCGTCAGACGTGTTTTTACGTCGACGTAATCAGAAAGGTCATAGCTCACGGGTTGGCCGCCTTTGCTTGCCAATATTCGGTTGCTTGTTCGGCGTCGCGTAACGCTCGGCGCAGGCGGGTTATTTCCTCGTCCTGCATGGCGATCAGGTCGTTTCGGTTGTCGATCGTGTGCTGTAAGTATTCGGCCCGGTCGCGTAGCTCTTCGATTAGCCAGCGGCGTTGACGCCACATTTTTGCCAGGTTCATGCCGCCACCCACACTGTTGCCGGTGCACCCCATCGGGTGTCGCGTTTCGTGCCACTGTCGATCAGCCAGCCGTCTTTGACCAGTTCGTGTACTCGAGGGTTCACGCTGTTGGTTGGCAGGTTGGTGATGCGTTGTACGTCATCGGCGGTTAGGCCGCCGCGGGATTGTTTGACCAGCTCGTAGATGCGGCGGCGTTGCGTACCGGAACGCGGCAGTGCCCTGGCTGCGGCTTCCCGGCTGTTTTCGGTTCGGCCGGTGACCACGGTGCACCGGGCCAGATCGGGTTTGGGTAGGGCGAACAGTGTGTCGTCGGCCCATTCGTTTGGGTTGTGGATGTGTCCTGGCATGTCGGGGTGCCTTTCACTCGTAACGGTTGTGATGTTCTTGGGCGCGTTGTGCGCGTTTATGGGCGCGGCGTTCTTCGCAATCTTGGTACCAGTCGTCAAATACTTTGACAATGAACACAGCCAACAATGCTGAAATGCCAACAGGTATGACGACTTTGATGAAGCCGTTAAGCATGGCGCAGCCTTTCGATTAGTTCAATGGCTGCGCGAATGTACGCGTAGTGAGTGCCATCATCGAGCGCTCGGTCTTGTGCGACGAGCCACAGCCGGTCAATCACATCTTGTGCAGTGAGATCACGCAGATACATGTCGCCAGGTATTGCACGCAATCGTGTTGGCGTTCCGCCAGGGTCATTCATGTTGTCTCCTATTGTCGGGGATAGGTGTGTGGGACTTTAGCAACTATGACGTGGGGGTGGTGGATGCACCGCGCCAAGGTATCCAGCCGTGACGTTTCCACAGCTCGAGGCCGCCGCGTAGGCAAGTGCGCAGGCTGGTGCGCAGCTCGGCCATGTCTGATTTGATGACGCCGGCGTTGATCAGAAAACGCCGATTCGACCCGTTGAGTTGTAGGGCGCAATGTGACCCCCCAAAAGGGTCAGCAAAGTTGATTGCCGAATTTGAGCATAAAGATTCCCGGGCGGCGATCCGGCCGACCTCTTTGAGCTCTCGGACGGGCCAGCCGACTTGCCGCGCTACGGCCCGTACACGGGCACAGGCGGGGCTGTCGGCGTCATAGTAGGCGTGGGACGGTAACGGGGCTGCCAGGGCTGTTGTGAGGGCTATGGCGGCCGCCGTAGCGGCGCGGCGCATCAGCGGATGGCCTCGATGGTGGGGTGCATGGTTAGCGTGCCTTTCTCGTCGGGTGAAATAACCCTAACGGCAGGTTTTTACCCCTTGGTGTCAATCCACGCGTAGGTCAAGTTTTGTAACGGTTTTCCAGTGCTTGACAATGGCTTGCGGGTCATCACAAACGGCCGGCGACACCTCGAGGTGGTACCAGCGGGATGACGGGCCTGGGGTGCCGGCGTTGTCGGTTGCTGTGTAGTCCTTGAACCCGCGGCCGATCCTGTACCCGCGGCCCCACGTTTCGGTGCCTTTTTTGGTGGTGCCGGCGTAGTCGTGCAGCTCTTCGAGATACGGGAAATTGTTGACGAGCCACAGCGCGACCTGGGCGGCGTTGGCAGGGTTGGTCCAACCGAGGTCTGCGGCGCGGCCGGTGCCGTGAACGCTCGGCCGATCCGATCCACGCATTTTGCGCGGCCCCCAGGTGCCCAAGTTTCGGAAGCCGTAGCGCTGAACAAGCAGCTGCACAAGTTTCTCGGTACCGGGTCGTTTGCCAGCCGCGTCGCCGTCCCATCCGGTGTATTTGCCGGTCATGATGCCGATGGCCTCAACACCCGCAAATCTTGTGTGGCGCTTGCGGTAATGGCATACAAGGTTTCGCCGGCTGGCACAATCATTTGGAACGGCACCGCGCTTTTTTCGGTTGCCATGCCGTTGCTCGAGGTCACCGTCGATCCACCCAGATAGACGACGCCGTTGCCGACAACGTGCAGATAGATCGTGCGCCAGGACTCGGCCGCGGCGACCACCTGGCTGGCTGTGGTCGTGACGGTGTGCGTTGAGCTGATCATGGGGTTTCCTCTTGGTCATCAGGGATGCCGTCCCCGTCGCGGTCTGCGCGGCCGCCGCTGGCGATCATCACACCGGACAATGTGCCGGTGAGAAACATGACCACTGGCGACAGCAGTTTGTACATTTCGGCGTCGTTGGGGTTTAATTCGCTGCCGTTGACGACGAATAAGAGTTGCCCGAGCATGGCCGCCAGGCTGAATGCGAGGCAGCCGACGAGCACTAGGCCGACGATGAAACGGAGCCGGGCGTTTAGTTCCGCGGCGCTGTACCGGGTGCGCGATTTTTTCAACATGCGGGTGTTCCCTCAACGGTCGTGGTGATGGCTGAATTATGCACCAGCGCACGGTTTTTGGTTCGGATGGTGGTTGACGGTGCTGCTGCACAGTCGCCGGGGAACCTGTTGACCGTGCACGCGATGAGCGTGACGGTGAGCAGCGCCGCCAAGATGGCGACGCGGGTTTTCATTCTTCTGTTGCCTCCTCAGGCGGTGTTTCTGTCCAGCCGGACTCGATGAGTGCGGCGTATTCTTCGTCGGTCATTTCGCGTTCGGTAATTACGCCAGCATCGTTTATGTGGATTTTAGGTTTCATGTCATGCAATCCGATAGCCGTAGACCTGATACTTAAATGATTGCGTTCCGCTAGAGCAATACAAAGTGAAACCGTCAAATGAGTTTGCTCCGTATTGCGTCATTCCGCCTTGTCTGAAAAAAGGATAAGTAAAAAAGCCAAAACTTTGACCAAGCATGTAGGTGCGCCCGCTGACGAAAGGCGAAAAAATGTCGTATGCGAAGCCTTCTAAATAGGTAGTGGCTGTATCGGTATACGTTCCTGTGTTAAACGTCGTTTGGTTATTTTGCGTCAGGTTGATGGCACCCCCATTTGAGTCAATGCCGCTCATGGCAATGTTGTAATTTGCCGCGGTGTTGTCAGTTCCACCAGCTCGAAATCGCATCAAAATACCTAATCCGGTAGCACTTCGCGTTACTTCGTGCACGACCAACCGATAGTTGTTGTAGGTCGCTGAAAAGCAATTGTTAACGCTTGTGCTGGCCGCCGCCGTGACTGTGCCGCCCGTGATGTAAACGAGGCCGCCGTTGTTTAGGTATGTGTTGGTGTCGGATGCGGTGAGCACTGCGCCGCTGGTAAACGTTTTTACTGCCATTTATGGGTACCCCAGTCTGTTTGAGTCAAGTATGCCGAACTGATTGCTGTTGAGCGTGAACGGCGTGCCCAGGTTCGGCGACAATGTGAGCGCCAGGCGGGCAACGTCAGGAGTAAACGACACCGCGATGCGTTGAATTTGGGCGTTGTAGGTTGCGCCTCGGAACGTGATCGAGGCACCGGCAGCAATGTATCCAGCGCCGCCGGTCGGCGTTTGCAGCTGTGCAACGCCAAGCCAGGTGTCGTCGGCGTTGGTGTCAGTGGTCAGGGTGAACGGCACCGCTGTGGTCAGGCCGTTGAAAAGGTTGTAGAGCAGTCCGGCAAGGCTGGCGGCGTCGGCTGTCGTATTGTTTGTCGTGTAGTAGTCGAGGCTGTTAAACGGTGCGGTGCCTGTTTGGCTTTGCGTGGCCAAACCGTCCGGGTACACGTTGATTTGGTTAAAGACGTTTTCGGCGGACGAAAAAAACTCTAAGCCGGTGTAACGGATTGGGCCGGTGTCGCTAAATGTTGCGGATGTGGTCGTTGGTGGGCCGACGATCATTCCGACTTGGCCAGCGAAAATGCCGTCGCGCTGGTTGTCTCGATCGTCAATAAAGTATTGGGCTGTGCGCGCAATCTTGTTGACAAGATCTAGCGCATTTTGGCCTGGCAATGTAATTGTGCTTGAGGTCAGATTGCTGCCAACATTCGGCACCAATACGACGCCAGCTAATGTGCATATTAGGCCCATTTGTGACGTGCACTCAGCCGCCGCAATCGTGTTACCACTCGGCACTGACGCCTCAAATGTGTAGGCCGCCGTTAACCCTGTGCCGCCTGTAGCCGAAATAATGATGCGGTCACCTGGGGCCAGTCCTGTGCCGGCGTCGTACGGTATGTCGTAGCTCCGCCGTATGTCGGTGATTTTGCCGCAAAAGTAAGCGCGGGCTGTGTCGGTGTTTGTGACCCGCACGTCAATGAATTGGCCGATGGCTAGCGGTGTCGCATAACTCGCTGCCGGTATGAGCTCGATCGTGCAGCTGGATGCCTGGAAGTTGTCTTGGAAGTAGGTGCGGCCCCGGACGATTTGCACCGATTGGACGCCGGTCAGGGTTGTATAAGTCCCGTTTTGGGTCGTGGCGTAGTTGACGGTGGGCGCTGTGTATGGCATTAGGCGGCGGTGGTTCGGATCGGCACGGAGCCGTTTACTTGCATGTAGCGGCGAAGGGCCGCCACGACGGCGTTGGGATCGCCACCGTTGACGTTGATTGTGATGTTATTGCCGCTGCCGTTGCCCATGCGGTCAAGAGGGATGACAGCTTCGGGTCCGGCTTCGCCGATGAGTGCCAGCGTGGGGCTGGTCACAATGCCGCCGTCGGCTAGGGCGGGAATGCGGGGAATGTCAGGCGGGTTGATGCTAATTGGACCGACCTTAAATTCCAGCAGGTCATTGAGTTTGTCGATCGCGTTTCGGTTAATGAATCCGATGATTGCGTTTGCGAACGCTTTGCCGATCTCTAGGCCTTTGTTGGCGAGTCCTTTGAACGCTTCAACCATACTGTCGATAATGCCTTTCGCAAATTCGCCGGCGAACAACGCCAAACCTTTGAGCAGTTCCGGCCCAATGTCAACAAGCCATTTCAGAAGCGCGATCGACAATTTGGCGGTGGCTTCGATGAGTTTCGGGACGCCTTTGGTCAAGATCCATTCGATCATGTCGCCTAGAAAACGGCCAAGATTTTGTAGGGCCTCGGGGCCTGATTCTTTGATCCAGGCGGTAAATGCGTCTTTCAATTGAACGAGTTTGTCGCGCAGTAAGGGCAGTCCAGTGTCAATAATCCATGCGCCAAGTTTTTGCAGCACTTCGCCGATTGCTTCAAGGACTTTTGGCGCGGCTTCCTTGATGTTTTCGCCGATCAGCCGAAGGACGCCGCCCAAACCTTCTTTGTCGAATACGGCCGATACTTTTTCAAACGCTGGGATCAGTGTTGTTGTGGCGAAGCCGACCACTTTTTCAAGCAGGGGCAACAGTGCTGTACCCAGTGTTTCTGATGCTTCGCCGAAGGCCACTTTCAGCCGGTCAACGCGGCCCACGGCGGTGTCGGCTAGGGCCGCCTGGGTGCCGCCGAAAGCGTCGTTTAGTGCATTAGCGGCAGCCGTGAAATCTTTAGATTTGGTGATTGACTCGTCGAGGGGGACGCCAAGTTTTCTCAGGGCTGTAAACTGACCGTTGAACGCTTTGCCAAGGGCTAGCGAAACTTGGTCTAGGTCGTTGCCAGTGCCTGCGGCGATATCCATTGCCAGCGTGAGCTGCGACATGGCCGTGTCGGAGTCGCCGGTAGCGCGGGCCAAGATTTCCATAGCGCTGCGCAACTTGGTGTCGGCGACGCCGGTGGCCAGCGTCATTGCCGATATTTGGTCCTCGATTGCGTCGACGTTGGCGTCAGTTGCGCCAGTTGTGTTTTTGAGTGCTTTGCGGAGTTTGGCTTGTTCTTGTGCGTCCTCAGCGGCGGCCTTGACGCTTGCTCCTAGCCCTGCGGCCAGTGCGCCAGTTGCGATCGTTGCGCCTTTGGCGATTGCTTTGAATGCGCGGCCAGCGCGGTCGCGGAGACCTTCTAACGCTTTTTCGGCTTCTTGGACGCCTTTAGGTTGGAAGTCTGTGACGATGGGGACTGTTATTGCCATTACTTCAAGTCCTTTTCGACTCGGTCGATGACGTCACGGATCAAGGCTTCCATTTCGCGTTGGACTCGGTCCTGATTGCGTTCAGCGGCTGGCCACAGGAACCGTGACGGCTGACCGAAACGGTTTAGCGACGTGCCGAGGCGGTTGGGTCGTTTTTTGCCTGCCACTTCAATAATTGCGGCCGCCGGGTCTTTTTGTTGGATTTTGACGGCGCTTCCAGCTTTGCGGCTGGTGTCAACTTTGAACCGTAGCCCTCGACGGGCCGCGCTGGAGCTGTAAGGAAATTTGGGTGTTCCGTTTTGTGACCAGGTCCGGGCCATGCCGGAAAGCAGGGTTTCGGTGTAGGCGTTTTTGGCGTCGGTGATGATTGGGGCCGCAACTAGTTTGGCGTCTTTGGTGAACTGTTTCCGCAGCTCAGGGTCGATCTGTCGGAGGGATTTGATGGCTTCTTTTGCGCCTCGTATTTCACCGGCGAAATGCGCGGGCATTGTTGGCCTCCTTCCGTTGATCGTTGAAAATTTTGATGACTGTTGTGAGGTCGCGGGCCTCAAACGGTATTTGGTTCGGCCAGAAGCCTGTTTCGGCTAGCAGTTGGGCTAGGCCGAAACTCCAGCTTCCGGCGGGGTAGGGTTTTGCGGTTCTTCGTTGGCAACGTCGAGGTCGACGATCTTTTTGACGAAATCGTCGTAGATGAGCGGGACTGTGATGCCGGATGTTTTGGATGCTGACCAGGCAAGAAACGCTAGGTCGTCGTAGCCGATTCCTCGGGCTAGGTCTGATGCCTGGCGTTTCATTTTGCGTTCCCACTCGATGACGTTGGCAAATGTCGTGGTGACTTCGTATTTGCTGTCCGTTGTGGTGACGTTAAGGGTCAATTTCATGGTGTTTCTCCTTGCACGGTTGGAGGTTTGTTAGATCAGGGCGAGACGATGTCGCGGGCCCAGGTGCCGCCAGTGAACGTGACGTCCTGGGTGCTGAGTTCGCCGACTGTCGAGTTGACAGGGGTGAAACTGGCGAGCATGCAACCGGTGATTGTGTACTCCGGATTGCTTGCCGACTCTGTGGTGCCACTAGGCGAAATGACCAGGGTCGCGGTGCCGACGTTGACGGCATCGTAGAGGGCGGCCTCAACTTCGTTTGAGCCGTAGCTGTTGAACAACGTCAGGGTGACTTCGACGTTTTGCAGGCCTTTGGTGAACTTGTGAGCGGTGTCGCCAAATGCGGTCACTTCAAGCGCGTCGTATGCGGCTGTGATCGTGCAGGCAGTACACTGGTCGCTCAGGTCGTAAGTGGACATGCCGACCGTCAGGTTGACAGTCGCGTTAGACAGAAATGTGGTTGTTGCCATTGTTAGTTTCTCCTTGCCGCGATTGCGACCGTTAAGGAATATGCGGGTATTTGTTGATCGCCGACTGTCACGGCTATTGGTCTGCCGTCGGTGACGGCGAGAGTGGTTGACCCCATGATCGTGTCGGCGGTCGTAATCAGATAGTCCTCGGCATCTTGGTTGCCGGGCGGGGCCGCCAAGATCAGCAATTCGAACCGTATGTCGCCGACGTTGTAGGTGAAACTGTCGAACGTGGGCGGGTTGACCATGACGGTCATGGGTCGAGCGTTTCGTGGATCGGTGACTACTGCGACGCCAAGCGCGGTCAGGGCGTTGACGATCGCGGTGCGCGATTCGGCGAAGATGCCGGTTGCTGGCATCAGGCCACCTGGCTTCGGCGGATGCCAAGCAGACGCATGATTTGGCCCATGGAGCCGGTCGGGGTTGGTGAGCCGAGCTCTTGGAATGATGCAAATGAGTCGACGGAGCCGCGTTCGCGGTAGAGGCTGGCGGCGTACATGATGGTGCCGAGCTTCACGGCACTACTTGGCACGGAAGAAAGGGACTCGCCTTGATAGCCAGCCATCTTCCGCGCCTTGTAGGCCCAAGCGTTAGCGGCCTCCGTGCAGACCGTAACGAAGGCTGTGTCGTTAGCGGTAGCCACGG